AGTTCTCCGCAACGGAATCTTCCGAAGCCCTTTCCTACATGGCCATGGCTGGATGGGATGCACAGGAGATGTACGACGGTCTTGCCGGCGTCATGAACCTCGCGGCAGCTTCCGGTGAAGACCTCGGCAGAACATCTGATATCGTAACGGATGCGCTCACCGCTTTCGGTCTGGAAGCCAAAGATTCCGGTCACTTTGCGGATGTCCTTGCACAGACCTCCGCTAACGCTAACACCAATGTCTCGCTCATGGGCGAGACATTCAAATATGTCGCTCCTGTCGCAGGGGCGATGGGATTCGATATTGAGGATGTCTCGCTTGCCATCGGCCTTATGGCCAACTCCGGAATCAAGGGCAGTCAGGCAGGTACGGCACTCCGAAATGTTTTCACAAGGCTTGTAAAGCCGACCAAACAGTCTCAGGAGGCTATTGAAGCACTCGGTCTTCAGATCCAGAACGAAGACGGTTCGATGAAGAGCCTCGATGACATCATTGCTCAGCTGAGGACGAGCTTCTCCGGATTGACCGACGCGCAGAAAGCAAGTTATGCATCCGCATTAGCTGGTCAGTATGGTATGTCCGGTCTCCTTGCGATCGTCAATGCAACGGATGAGGATGTAACTCAGCTGAAAGACAGCATCGGGAGCTGCGATGGAGCTGCAGAGCGCATGGCAGAGACGATGAACGACAACCTGCAAGGTGCAATCACGATTCTGAAGTCATCTATAGAAGGCCTTGGAATCACATTCTATGAAGGCCTTGAAGAACCTGCTAAAGAAGTTGTGCAGAAGGTGATCGGCATCGTCAACGACATGAACGCGGAACTGTCCGAGAACGGATTAAAAGGTCTTGGAACGGCATTTGGACACGCACTTGCTGATATAGCGCAGATGGCTCTGGATTTCGCTCCGACGATCATCACTACGGCAACGGATACGGTTCACGCCATGGCGGAGGCTATCCTCGAGAACAAAGAGTCGTTCGGAACAGCCGGTGCTGAGTTATGTACGGCTCTGATAGAAGGCCTCATCAGCGTGACAGCTGATATATGGACGGTTGCAGTGGAACTTCTGGCGCAGTTCCTCGCGGGACTTGACCAGAACATGCCGGACATCATAGCGAAGGGTGAAGAGATACTGAGCAACTTCGCACAGTCCCTGATAGAGAACGCACCGACAATAGGATCGTCAGCCGCTTCCATAATCGGTCAGCTGGCGCAGGCTCTCATAGAGCATCTTCCTGACATCATAGACACCGGTCGGAAGATCATACAGGGCATCATCGACGGAATAAGCGAGGAGTACCCCGCATTCGGAGCGTTCCTCGACGGCATATTCGGCGAGGTATCCAAGACAATAGGTCCGCTCCTTGAGGGTGCATACGAAGCGGTTAAGAAGATCTTCGAAGCATTTGGCCAGATGGATCCTGAAACCGCAAGAAAGCTCGGAGCAGCCGTCGCAAAGGTCGTTGAAGCATTCTTGGCCTTCAAGGCGCTGAAGACCATTACAGGCACGTTCTCGTCCATCACGAAGGGCATGAGCGGACTGGTCGGCAACACGATCTCGTTCGCGACAAAAGCGAACGAGGCATATCAGCTGTGGGCTGGAGGCGCAGGAACACTTACCGAAGTCCTTGCTCTCGAATTCCCGAAGATTGGAGCTATCGTAGCCAAGATCGGCGGGCTGTTCGGCTCCGGAGGCTTGTTGGCGTCCATCGGTTCCGGTCTTTCGGGAGCTGCTACGGCGGCGGCCACAGGAATCGCCTCTCTCGGAACGACCATTGTCACCGGGCTCGGAGGAGTTGTTGCCGCCATCGGCGTAGGTCCGCTTATAGCGATCGCCGCCGCAATCGCCGCGATCATAGCTGTCATCTGTAACTGGGATGCCGTCAAGACATTCTTCACAGAGACGCTTCCGCAGTGGTGGACAGGTACGGCATGGCCGGCAATCACGTCGGTCTTCACCGCAGCTGGCCAGTGGCTCTCTGAACTGCCCGGAAAAGTCTTAGGATTCTTCAACGGCATCATCACACAGCTCGGAACATGGGCCGCATCTGCAGGTGCGTGGATAACAGAGAACGTCCCACTCATCATAGAAGCTATCGTCACGTTCTTCCAAGAACTGCCCTACAAGATCGGCTATGCGATCGGCTTCGCCATTGGCACGCTGATACAATGGGGCGCAGACATCGGAGCATGGATAGCCGAGAACGTCCCGCTCATGATCGAGGCAATATGCGACTTCTTCCGCGAATTGCCCGGCAAAATTTGGGACTTCCTCGTCGAGACCTGGAACAAATTCGTAGACTGGGGAAGCAACATGCTCGACAGTGCCCGTGAAGCGGCGGGCGAAATAATAGATGCAATATGCGAGTTCTTCCAGGAATTACCCGGAAAAATCTGGGACTTCCTGACCACTACATATCAGAATTTCGTACAGTGGGGAAGCGAAACGCTCGAGAGTGCGCGTGAGGCGGCATCCGAGATCATCGAGGCTATCTGCGAGTTCTTCCAAGAACTTCCCGGTCGAGTCGGAGATTTTCTGAGCGAGACTTGGGACAATCTGGTGCAGTGGGGCAGTGACATGCTCGACACAGCACAGCAGGCGGCATCCGATATATTCTCGGCTATCTACGACACACTGAGCGAACTGCCGTCACAGATGGCGGACATCGGTTACAACATCGTCATGGGCCTGTGGGACGGAATCGAAGGCATGATCGGGTGGTTCACCGACCAGGTCTGGGGGTTCTTCTCTGGCATTATAGACGGAGCTGAGGCGGCTCTCGGTATCGCATCTCCTTCCAAGAGAATGAGGAGAGAGGTCGGACGCTTCATTCCTCCGGGTGTCACGCTTGGTATGGAAGACGCTATGCCTGATATGCTGGCTGACGTAGATAAGCAGATGGAAGAACTGTCAGACCACATGACAGCAACGGTATCTGCACAGACTGCCGGAATCACGCTGAAACAGGAGACTGCAGCTGGATATAATTCGCTCGCTCTTCCGAAGCCAACGGATAATAATGACGATGACGGAGATCAGCCGATTACACTGTATCAGACCATTAATGTAGACGGAGAACCGCTCTACAAAAAGGCAACAACGACAACGATTAAGGAGCTCAATGCAAGACAGCAGGCCGAAGACTGGGCGAAAGGGAGGATTTAATTCATGACAAACAAATATGCTTTGTACACGGAAGATGGATCTTCACTGGATAGAGGGCTTCTCATGACAGCTTTCCCGGAAAACAACTTTCCGGGAGAGGAAGTCAATTATGAGACAATCCCCGGCCGGGAGGGAAGCCTCGTTGTCCATACGGGAACATATCCCGACTGGACGATAACGCTCCGTTTTGAGTTCATTGTTAAACAGGTGGAAGACTATGAGTCGGTTTTCCGTGACCATTGCAAATGGCTCAGAAACGCGGAGCATATATCCTTCACGGATGCTCCGGACCTTTTGTACAGAGTAAAGAAAGTTGACATCCTGGACATCGTCCGAGATGAAGATGTTGTTGGCGATTTCACCTGTATGTTCACCGTCTGGCCGGGCACATACCTTGCTGATGGAATGAAGGAGCAGAGCTTCGATGGAACGCGGGTGGTCAATCAGTATGATTTCTGCAAGCCGATATATAAGATCGTCGGCGAGGGAGAGTGTGAACTGAGCGTCAATGATGTCTCGATGGTCGCTAATGTTGGCCAGAACCTGACGATAGATACGGAACTTATGCTTGCTTACAGGACAGATGGGACACTGATGAATACGTCGGTATCCGGTGATTACGAAGACCTCTGGCTCCAAGAAGGAGAGAACACGGTAACGATTACCAATGGATTCACGCTCACAGTGATTCCGAGATGGAGGTATTTGGCTTGATTCAGATTTACGATGCAGGGAACGAGCAGTTCAGCTGGAATGGTGATGCTGTTCTTGTTCCGGCAGAATGCAAACTTACTGCGGACCTTAATGGTTCGTGGACACTTTCGATGCGGCATCCCCTTGATGATGAGGGAAGATGGAAGCATATCGAGAGAGAGGCTGTAATCGTTGCTGATACCTTCGTGGGAAGCCGGCAGCGATTCAGGATACGGCTTTATGATAAGAGTGATAATGGGGTAACGGTCACGGCCGTCCCCATTTTTTTTGACTCAGCAAAGGACTGCTTCCTTCTTGATATCAGGCCTACGGGCTGCACAGGGCAGGAAGCGTTGAATCTTATGACGAACGGCTCAGTATACACAGCCAGTTCAAATATCACTACGGCATCCACGGCTTACTTCATCCGGAGGAATCTCATGGATGCAATCAATGGAGATGCTTCTCCGACGTTCATAGGACGGTGGGGAGGCGAGATCATCTATGACAACAACCGGGTGATCATCAATAACAAGGTGGGGGCTGACCACGGCGTAGAAGTGCGGTATCGGAAGAACCTGCGCGGCATAACTTATAAGCTGGACATGTCCAATGTTGCGACGAGGATTGTTCCACTGTCCTTCAACGGTCACATGATTAGCGGAGAAACGCCCTGGGTGGATTCACCGTACATCAACCATTATGAGATTATCTACTACAAAGAGGTCGCGTTCGAAAAGGTCAGATTTGCTGAAGATGCGACAGGTGAAGAAGGCGAGATCGTTTGCACGACACAGGCTGAGATGAACGCAGCCCTGATGGAACAGGCCGAGAACATGTTCCTTGCCGGCGCCGACAAGCCGGAGGTCTCGCTCACTGTAGATCTCATAGCATTGAGCCTTACCGATGAGTACAAAGACTTCCAGAGTCTCGAGAACATAGCACTTGGTGATACGGTCCATGTATCCCACACGAAGCTTGGGATAACGACCGAGGCGAGAGCAATACATATCGAATATGACTGCATCACGAACAAGGTCGTTAGCGTCACCCTCGGATCTGCAGAATACAACATGTTCAAGGAAACCCGCGGTTTTATTAATCGTGTCTCCGGTTCCTTCCGTGACGATGGAACGGTCATGGCGGAGTATGTGAAAGGGATCCTCAACGGCATGGAAACACAGCTGCGCTTTCAGAAATCAGTAGCGCAGAAGCAGGACGTTCGTGCGATCCTTTTCGAGGATACGGACGAGGAATCTGACACATACGGAGCTCTGGCCATCGGCACACAGGGCATCGAAATCGCGAAGGAAATGCTTGAAGATGGTTCTGACTGGGACTGGACTACCGCTATTACGGCAGCCGGCATCAATGCCAACGCTGGTATCTTCGGACTCATCAGTGACCGTCGTGGTCGGAACTACTGGAATCTCGACACGGGTGACTTCCATTTGTCATCCGCGGCCTACGTTGACGAGAACGGAGAGACAGTGGAGCTGGGTGACTACATAGCCGGGACAGCCGTAGAGGCGGCGTGCCAGGTTGTCATCTCGCTCTCCAATTCCTATCAGGCAGTGCCTACCGATCCGGACGGCGTGTACGCATCCCTCAGCGGATGCGAGACAGATGTAACGGTCATGTACGGTGCAAGTGATGTAACAGATCTTGCAGTGATCAACATCACGGAAACGGGCTGCGATGGAACATACAATTCCAATACGCATCATTACACTGTCACATCCTTGACGGAAGATTCCGGGAGTGTTCTTTTCGAAGCGACATACCGGGGACTCACATCATCGATGACCCTGAACATCGTCAAGGTGAAGCAGGGAGTCGCAGGATTGCAGGGATTACAGGGGCAGGACGGTGCGGACGGTATTCCGGGAACATCGGTCACTATTACTTCTACGTCTGTCATGTATCAGGCCGGCGACAGTGCCACATCAGCACCTACAGGAACATGGAGCAACAGCATCGTCAGTGCCAATGGTCGGTTTCTCTGGACACGCACGATTGTGACATACAGTGACAATACGACAACCACATCGTACTCGGTATCACGTCAGGGAATAGACGGAACCAACGGCACAAACGGTGTAAATGGAAGGGATGGCACAAATGGAACATCCAATTATGTCCACATCAAATACTCTCCTGTCGCGGATCCGGCTGACATCGATATGACGGAATCTCCGGATATGTACATCGGTATTTGTACCGATACGAATCCCACAGACCCGACAACAGCGAGTTCCTATACATGGACCAAATTCAAGGGTGATGACGGAGCAGACGGAATCCCCGGCACGAATGGTCAGGATGGAGCAGACGGTCAGGACGGTGTCAGTACGTACGTACATTTTGCGTATTCAAATTCAGCTGACGGGCAGACTGATTTCAGTGTTACGCCTTTCGAAGGCGCCAAGTACCTCGGCGTTCTGACGGATACGACTGTCGCAGATTCGACGGTCTATTCCGACTATGCATGGTCGTTGATTAAAGGCAAGGATGGAAAAGACGGGGCAGATGGCACATCCGTCACAATTCTCGGAAGCTATGACACGATTGCTCAGCTGCAGTCAGCTCATCCTACAGGATCTACAGGCGATGCCTACATCGTATCCGGAGACCTTTATGTCTGGGCTTCAAACGCATGGACGAACGTTGGTCAGATACAGGGCCCGGCCGGAGCAGACGGCACGAATGGAACATCTGCTTACGTGCATTTTGCTTATTCCACATCGGCGAACGGTCAAAGCAATTTCAGCGTGACACCTTTCAACGGAGCTACTTACATCGGCGTCAGATCTGACACGACGCAGGCCGATTCTACGGTCTACTCCGACTACACATGGAGCAAGATGAAGGGCGACGATGGTACAT